TCTGCATCAAGAACTGGATTCAAAGATTCTGCAAGTTCATCATTGACTTTTTTGACTTGATCATCAACAACCATCAATTCTTTTTTTGCTTTTTTCAAGTTAGCAGTTGCACCAACAACATCACCTTGTGTGGTGATTGCTTCCTTCAGATCTTTTGTGTATTGTGAAACATTGTCTTGCAGTTTCTGATATTCAGTTCTTTCATCTTTTTTCTTGTCATTAAGATTTCCAGAACTAACAACAAGACCTTCAACAATTCCTTGTGCTTTTGACATTTTGGTGTTTTGTTTTTCTTGAAGATCCAGAATCTTTTGATCAAGAATTTCCCTTTCTTTTTTCACATCATTGTAGTGTTCAAGATGCAAAGTGTTTGATTGTGTTCTGACATCACTTCTTTTTTTGATGTTTATGTTTGCAGCAATTGCATTTCCTTCTGCATCAATCATTTGAACTGCACCAGAAAGTGCTTTTCGATCTGCTTCAGCAATTTCAGCATTGTCTGATTTGTGCTGATTGTATTCTTCAAGTGCTTTGTTTTCTCTTTCTTGTGCTTTTTCAAGTTGATTCATCAAATCGACTTCTTGTGCTACAAGACCAAGAACTTCTTCCTTTGCAAGATCAAGAATATATTTTGCTTTTATATTGTCAACTGCTTTTTTGTATGCACCAGCAAGTTCTTCAGTCAGTTTCTTTTCATTGTCAAGATTTGTGATGTTTGTTCCAGCAATCTTGTTCAGATCTTCAACTGCTTTTGCCCTTTTTCCCCTTTCAACATTTTCATCTTTTATTGTAGCAATCAATTGCTTGACATTTGCAAGTTCTTTTGTTTGTGTTGCTTCAAGACCTTTTTGAACATCTTTCATTCTTTCTGTTTCATCATTCAATTTTTTCATATTTTCAGAAGATTCTTCAGTTTCATCAGACATTGTCATGAAAAGTGCAACTGCACCAGTCAATGCACCTACAAGAAGACCGATTGGATTTGCTTTGATTGCAATGTTCAGAAGTCTGATTGCTCGTGTCAAACCTTTAACACCACCAGAAGTTGCAATTGAAATGATTCGCATTGCAGTTGTTGCAGTGTTCCAGATAGTTGTTGCAACACTTGATGCAATCATTGCAACTTTGTAACCAATGAATGCAGATGTTGCAGCAATCATCACTGGTGCAAGTTTTCGAAGTATTCCAAACATTCCAGAAAAAAGATCCAGAAGACTTTCAATGATTGGTGCAAGTTGTTCAATCAATTCCATTGCAAATGCAGATGCAGCAGAAGTCATTTCATCAATTGATCCTTTCAATGAATCACGCATCACATCAGCAAATTGTTTTGTTGTTCCTTCAGCATTCAAAAGTTTGTCATTCAGTTTGTCAATGCTGACTGATCCTTTCAACATTGATGCAAATGCAGTCACAGATCTTTTGTCAGTGATTTCAAGCATTCCAGCCACATCAATTCCTTTTGCAGTCAATTCATTCATTGCTGGAATCAGTTCATCAACTGAAGTGACATTTCGTCCCAAAGCAACTGCAAGATCACCAGTTGGATCAGACATTTTCAAAAATATATTTCGCAAACTTGTTCCAGCAGTTGATGCATCAATTCCAGCATTTGTCAAAGTTCCAAGAATTGCAGTTGTGTCTTCTAATGTGAAACCCATTGCATTTGCAACTGGTGCAACTTTTGCCATTGCAACTTCAAATTTTCCAAGATCAAGACTAGAATTTGCGAATGCAGTTGCCATGACATCAGTGACACGACTTGTTTCTTCTGAATCCATGTTGAATTGTCGAAGTGTTGCACCGACAATTGTTGCAGTTGATCCAAGATCTTCACCAAATGCGAATGATAAGTCAAGAACCGAATCAGTCATGTTCTGGATTTCAGTTGGATCAAATCCAAGTTTTGCAAGTTCTTTTTGAAGACCAGCAACTTCACCAGCAGTGAATGCAGTTGTTGCACCCAGATCTTTTGCTTGTTTTTCAAGACCTTTCATTTCTTCAGCAGTCGCACCAGAAATCACACCAACTTGTTTGATTTGAAATTCAAAGTCAACAAAGACACCAACAACCCTTTCAAGTGTCTTGAATGCCATGACTGCTACACCGATTTGAAGTGCCATTCCTTTCACTGCACCACCATAGTTTCCCACATTTCTTTGTGATCGTCCCATTGCAGAATCCATCTTCTTCAATGATGTTGTGTTCTTGTTTATTTGTCCAGAAAGTTTTTGAAATTCTTTTTGATCTTTTCCAAGTGGATCTTGAAGTTTTCGAAGTGCAGATGCAAGTGCAGCATTTTGTTTTGTCAAATCATTGTAAGATTTTCCAGTTGCTTTGACTGCATCAGTTGTTTTCAAAAGATCAGTTTTTTGTTGATTCAAACCTTTTCGAAGTGCTTTCAGTTTTGTTTCTTGTTCAACAATGTCTTTTGTGAATTTTTGACCTTCAGTTCCAGCATCTTTTTGTGCTTTTTTCAGATCCTTCAGTTCTTTTTCAGTGTTGTTGATTTCGTCTTTGAACTTTACCATGTCGGAAGTTCCTTCAACTTTGATGTTCAGAATTGTTTCTAGTTGTGCCATGTCTTTTTTTTTATCTATTCTTTAATAATTTGACAAAGTTCTTGTCAAAAGTTCCAATTTCAACCCACACTTCTTGATAGTTCCCAGATGCATCTTGATAAACTACACCACCACCACCACCTTCAAGAAATCTTCCGTCTTGATTGATGACAAATGCTGGATTCTTTTGGTTTGCACCTTGACAAATGATTTGTTCTGGATTTCTTCTGATGTCAGAAACATTTTTTCCGATCTTGATTCCAGAGTTTTTCACATTTGTTTTTGTATTGTTTCCGATCACAATTGAACCAGATCCTTTCAACACTTCATTTCCAGATCCTATTGAAAACGATGGAAGATCATTGTTCGATCTTGGTTTCAATGAACCATCAGTTGGATTGATCGGTGTTCTTGTTGGATAAGCAGTTTCATATTCTTGCCACCCCAAGTTGTTTGACAATGTTGGAAGATTCAAATTGATGTTTGGTGATTGTGATGTAGCCAAAAGATCAACACCAGAAACACCCAGATCATCAGCATTGTTTTCAAGTCTGATATTAAATTGATAATTTTTTCCATTTGGAACATCACGACTTTGACCAAGATTCGATTTGACAAATTCTTTTCTTTTTCCTTTGCTTGATTTTCTAGGTTTGTGAACATTCCATTGATAAAGTTCAACTTTTGTCATTTGATTTTTTGCTGGTTGATAATCAATGATCTTGTTGACAATCCAGTATGTTGCACCTTCACCCACTTCTGCATCAAGATAAACAAGTCTTCTGAAATCAAAGTCCATGATGTCTTTTGCAGTTAACTTTAACCAAGCCCTTTTGATTCTTGGTCTTTCAAGAAGTCCATTGATGTTTTTTTCCCAGAAAACTTTGAAAAGTCCATCGCAAAAAGGATAAAGTGGTGGTGCTGCTGCTGGATTCATATCATTCGCTTCAGCATCTTGAAATGGAAGTGTCGGAAAATAACTGGTCGCACCAACTGACAATGATCCAAAAAAGTCTTCATTTTGATTGTTGAATGTTCCAGCAAAAGGATAGTATTTTTTCAATTCTGGTGTGTCTGATGGATTTGTTTTTCCCCATCGCCATCGATTTCCATTGACTGCACCATCTGCTTGATAAACTGGAACAAGACCACCCCACAAAAGAATTCTTGGTGCAAAGTCTTCAACTTTATCTGGATAGTCATTGTTTGCAGTTGTTGTCCAGATTTGTGTATATTCTGAATGAATGACTGGAATGAATGGTGACTTGTCTTGATTGTTTCCGATCACCATGTCATTGAACATGTATGTCGGTGCATAAAAGTCAGAACCGATTTGTGTGTCTTTGTTCTTATAAAGATTTCCCAGATCCATTGCATAAGAATTCAAAGAACATTTTTGACCGACACGATTGTTTCTTTCTTCAACAAAACCATCTGATCCATCATCTTCATATGTGAAACAAAGATCACGATTCAAAGTGTCATAAACAAATTCAGATCTTGATTTTTGTGACATGTCTATTTTTTCAGACCAGTCAACTGCTTGTGAAGTATTTGCAAAGAAATTGTCACGAGGTTCAACATATATTTTTTTCGCACCTTCATCTGCATACCAATATAGATTGAAAAGTCCAGTCAGTCCATTGATCCATTCAAGTTGTGAAACATCACATGGCATCAATGAAGAAATTGAAACTTGACCACCATCAGTCATTGCATCAGTCAATCCACCGAAAGTCACTGCATCATTGATTCGATATTTGCATTGTGTGAAAGAATGATATGTTGTCCCAGATGAAAACCCAGTGTCATAGAAAGACATGAAATTTTCATTCACTTCACAATAAAAGTAGAACTGATCATTTGTGTCAAGTATGTCAAAAAGAAAATTTGTTGCTTCAAGATTGAATTTCAAATTTGCTGCTGGAAGATTTCCATCTGGTCGCCATTCAGTCCAGAAACCATGCCACAACAAATCATCATAGTTTGTTGCACATGTTCGATCCAACACCATTGGCTTGTGTTTTCCACTTGATGCATCAATTTGAACAAGAAACACACTTGCACAATACATGCAACCAAAGTCTTCCCATTCATCAAGACCAGTTGATGGATCAGTTCCACCATAAGACATTCCTTGTGCTTCTGCATACATGAAACCCTTGTTTCTATATTGTGCCATGATTGCTGGATTTCCATATGGATCAAACTGCATTGGTTCATTGTCGATCACATAGTCATTGTCCATTTCAAGTTCCATTTTGATGTTGAATGAATATGTTCCAGTTTGTGGTGTTTGCATCACAGAAACATTGTTGATTGCTTCAGAATGAAATGTATTCGGTGCTGGTGTTGGAATTTCAACATATGTCACTGGATCAGTCCAGACACAATTCCATTCAGATCCAAAAATTGCCCATGTTGGTGAATTGCAGAATGATTCTTGCAGTTTGTTAAATGCAACACCTTCATAGTTTTGTGATGGTGCATTTTGACCATATTGTCCCCAATACCAGCCAGAAATGTTGCTTTTGTGATCCATTTCATCAAGATATGCACCATAAAACATCATTTCAACATTTGTCAAAGTATTTCCAGCAGACCAGATTCCATTCGGATCACAACCAGAACAAGATGGTGTCGGAAGAAAACCCACACCACCATCAAAATTGTTTGGTGGTTGACTATTGTTTCGATAGTTGATCGGAATTTTCCAACCAGATGCTGGATTGTCTGGATCAGTTGCATATTCCCATGAATAAGGTGTTGCAACACTTGCATCTTCACTGATTTCAAAAATTTGTCGAGGTGACAAAGTGATCAGTTTTTTGAACCAGTCTGAATTCATGAATGCAGATTCTACTTGATAACCAATTCCAGCAAAAGAACAAAGAACAATGTCACGAATGAAGATTGCTGGAAACAAATCGTCCATGTGAACAAAATTTCCATGCAACCATTTTCCAGTGTTCACAAGTGGATAAACAATATGTGAACCGACACCACCATGAAGATCACCAGATTGTTGAATGTTCCATGTGAATTCGATGTCTTCTTTTTCATATTCAACAATGTTCGGTGTGTCTGGAAATAGATTTCCAGCATCGAAATCAATGTCACACAGATTCTTGTCTTCCATAAGATTCACCCATTCATAGTTTTCTCCAAACACAACACATTCATATTCTTTTGGAATGTTGTCTTGAATTGTTGCTTTGACTTTGAATTTTCCTTGAAGAACAAGTGATCCATCAACAAAGATTCTTGCAGTCTTGTCATCAATGTATGCAAAAGAATCATAAAACGAATCTGAAAAAATTGACTTGAAGATTTCATTGTTGTTTCTAGTTGCTGGAACTTTGAAATTTTTACTGAATGAACCTTTTGATTTTGTGATGTCTTGAATGTCTTTGATCGTAAATGTCAAAGCAATTGGAAATGTTGTTGCAGATGCAACATCAATTTCACCTTGAACATTGTTGCTTGTATTGTCAAAGATCTGGAATCTGATATCTGGAATTTGTGAACCCATTTGTTTTTTGTTTTTTTAGTTTCTTGGATATAAATTTCTAGCAGCAAGTTGATATTCAAAAGAAATTTTTTGAAGTTTTTTTGTTGTGTTTATTATTTTGATCGAACTTGAATTGATCACAATTGGAATGTAGTCATTGCATTTTCCAGAATCACGCCAATTTTCATAAGTTGAAAAAGTTCCATATACTTGTGGATTGAATTCAGAATTCATGTCAAGTCTTAAATATGTAAAAGATGATGCACCAATTTTTGAAAACCACATTGCATCTGCTTTTGTCATTGCTTGTGTTTCAATTTGAAGAATTTCTTCTTCAGTGTTTACCCAATTATTTGAACCATATGAACCCAAGTGTGGATTCATTCCCATTCTTTTTTCAAATCTTTCATGTTTCATTTTTCTTCTAGTTGTCAATTTTCCTTCAGAAGAAAACATGTCCCAACCACCCAACTGATTTTTCCACAAGAATCTTTGATATGATTTCGGTTTGCATGTTCGATCAACTTTGAATTTCCATTGCACACTAGGTGAATAGCCAGTGTTGTTTGATCTTGAAACCCAGTTTGTCACAACATAAAATGCAACATTTGTCAGATCCAAAGATTCACCACCTTGTGGATTGTCACCCCAAATGCATTTGATTGATCTGAATCCAACATCAATTGTTTGCATGTAATTGTTTGACATTCCACCTTGCCATGTCACTTGTCTTGAAGCCAAAAGATTTCCAGATACATCAAAAGTGTTGTATTCAAGATAATTGTTTTGCGTGATTGAAGCATCAAGTCTTCCATTGAATGTTGAAATATAGAATTGTTCTGATTCACGAATGTTCACATCATAGTGTGGATCTCTGTTTGAATTGTTTTTTTGCCAAATTGCATCAGTCAACCAAAGCCAATAAGATCTTGATTCATTCGGATCTTGTTGCATGACAAATTCTGCAAAGACTTGTGATGCTGGAATGATCGAATTCCAGAGTTGATTTCTTTTTGGTTGTGAACCTTCATGTGCAATTGTGATTCTTGAAATTGTTTCATCTGGATCAAGTTCAATGAAACCAGTTGCAACATCAAGATATTCCCTTTGTGCAACTACTCGAATTTCCCAGTTTGAAATGTATTGCCAAATTGATTGAGGAAGTTGACCGATTGCACCATCATAGCAACAACCATCACCAAGTTGTCTGATGTCTGTTGCTTCACCTTTTGGAAGTGAATTGAAGACATCTGATGCATTAAGTTGAAAATACCCAGCAAATTCAAGCATAGGTGCAGTTCGCATTCGACCACCCCAGTTTGTCCACACACCACCGACAAAGTATTGCAATTGACAAACAATGTTCAAAGTGTTTGGTGTGAATTCAGTATATTGATAGAAGATCGGTTCAAGTGTTGAAACAATTCCAGTTGGTTCGACAGATATGTTCGGTGCAGCCATTTTTTTGTTTTATTAAATTACTATTTCAAAAGATCCAGTCAAAGAATTGACCATTGTCAGCACACTTTTCTGATATGCAAATCCAATTTTTTCAACTTCTTTTTCTCTTTCTTGTTGTGTCTTTTTAATGAATCCAAGTTTGTTTTTGTCCATTGGATTTCCTTTTGAACCACCACCAGATTGTCCAGTTTGTTTTGTTGCAATAGCAAATGCAATTGCTTTGATTGTCGGATTGTCAGATGCTATTCCTTTGACTTTGATCCAGTTCATAAGTCCTTGAATGTAAAGTGAAGATTCTTTTCCAGATCTGTTTTGTGGTGAATAAGGAATTGCAGATGGATTCACACCATATTCAACAACCTTCCAATAGTCAAGACCTTTGATTTGAATTGTCAGATCAAATTCATTTGCAATCAAAATGTCATGTGTGAAAGAATTGATCAATGATCCAGATGCTTTTCTTTTCAATTCAATCAGTTTCAATCCGAGAATTGCTTGAATATCAACTGCAACTTTTGACAACATTGTTTGGTCTAGTGGTGCATTCATATCAGTCTAGTTGAATGCAATATCTGAAATAATCAAGATTAAATCGACATTCAATCTGATACAATTGATCATTTGATGCTTGTTTTGTTCTTGTTATCTTTAAAGATCCAGAACCCATCTGAACCTTTGAACCCATAGCCAGAAGAAAAAGTTCAAGCCAATAGTAGAAACAATCTTCCATGTTGTCCCAGTATGTCAATGCATTTGTTCTTGATGGTTTGTAGTCATAAATCTGACAAACAAATGATGTGCTTGTTTTGACAATTTCTTTTTCAATTTGAATTGTTGATGCTGAAGAAGATGGAATGTTCATCACCATCAAAGGAAGATATTTCAAATGGACATCATCAACTTCTTGTTCCCAGCCAAAAAGAAATTGATTGAAATGTCCTTGATCTTCACCTTTGCATTTGAATTGTGTCCACATTGACTGCATTTGAATTATAATGTCTTGAAGTTTTGTCACATTGTCATTTGCCATAATTTATTCTTTTATATTTTTATTTTTTTGATCTTTGTCGATGTTCGGCTTCCTTTTCCATAGATGATCGAACTTCATTTTCATATTCGTTTTTTGCAGACTTCCATGATAAAAATGTGAAAACTTCATACATGTTTGTCGATTGAACTGAATCAATTGCAGACTGATTGTTTCTAGTGAACACACCATCAAATGCAAGATCATACAAAGTATTCAACCAGCCGAACCCCCTCATGATTTCCCAGTTTTCATTTGCATGTCTGTTTGTTGATCGATGTCCATCTTTGAAGATGTTTTCATACTTTTCTGCAATGAACTTGTTTGTTTCATCAAAAAAAAAACGAACTTCCAGACAATGTCCATTGGAAGTTTTTCAAACAATCTTGTTTTCTTTTCAATCAATTCATCATTTGTTTGTTCACCTTTTTCTTTGCAAAGAATTGCCATTTGTTTTGCTATCAATCCGAATCGACCACCTTCAATTTCTTTTGCATTCATCATGACTTGTTCACTTTCAATGTATTCACCAAATGTTGATTCCTTCATCAGTGGCAATGGAAAGTGATATTCTTTTCCTTTCCAGTTGAATGATTCTTGAACATCATCAGATTTGATTTGGTTTTCGATTCTTGTGTTCAAAAATTGATTCATAAGTTCCAAACAATCATTCATGTCTTTCAAACTGCATTGATCAACAATTGATTTTTCCAGTCCAGAAAGATATGCAAAGACTTCACGATTTGCTTTGACATTCTTCATCTTTTGTTTTTCTTGTTCTTCTTCTTGAAGATCGTCAATGTTCTTGATTTCATAGTCAATCAAGATTTGACAAATTTTTGCATATTGTGCAACATTCAATTCTTTCCATTCGTTTGGAATAGTGCATCGATTTTTTCCTACTTTCAAATTGATCATGATTTTTTGTTTTTGGTTGTTTTTTTATTTTTAGAATCAGACATGATTTCATGAATTGTTGCAAGTGCTTCAGCATCAATCAAATGTTTTTCAAGCATTTCATCAAGATCATAGATTGTTTCAGTCATGTCTTCATAGAGTTCACGAACTGACAATTCCATCAAGTCTTCATTTTCTTCATTCTTCAAAGCCATTGCAAAACCGAATGCACCGAACATCAAAAAGTTCGGCAACATGAACACCCATTCTTGTTTTGAAACTTTGTCATTCTTTTCAATATCTTTTCCAAGTGTATTGTGAAGCAATTTTGCTTTTCTTTTTAATGGAATAAAATTGTTGAAGATGTTTTCTTTTTGATCATCAGTGACTTCATAGATAAAACGATCAACACACTTTGTGAATTGTTCAAGAATCAATTCGTGCTTCTTGTTTAAGGTCTTTATTTTTTCCATAAGTTGCAAAAATACTTTTTTTTATTTTTTAGCCATCGCACTTTTTGTGTATAATTTAATCAACCGAAATACATGATTTTTGATTTGTTAAGATCAAAGAATGATCGCATTGCAATTGCATCAGCAATGTCTGGTGATCGTCCCAGAATTGATTTCATTTGATCTTTTGGTGTCATTGAAATTTTGTTGTCCTTGTCCACATCATGTTGCTTGATCACTTCAAGTTCTTGAATGATCTGGTTTCTTGTTTCTGGATCTTTGTCTGCAATATAGATTTGACCATTTGAAACTTTGTTTGCTAAATGATAAAAACATTGTGTTTTCAAATTCTTGTAGTTCTGATCATTCAAAGCCCTTGATCCATTGACAAATGCTTTTGTCCCTTTGATGAAATCTGGAATCGCACCACCAACACCATCAGAATCAGTGATGATGTTTGATCTTGAAATCTTGAATTCATCTGCATACTTCTTGACATTGTCTGCAAGTTCTGACAAAGTATTCTTTGACCATGTCTTGATCTTGATCAGTTGCCAGTCAGACCAGATGCAGATCACTGACTTGTCCCTTCCGAATCTTGCAACATCGACTGACATGTATTTCGTCCCAGATGGAACAAATTCATTTGTGAACATATCATTCAAATGATCAATTGAAAAAAGATTTGAATCATCATCAGAGTAGTTCCAATCACCAAACAACAATCTTTTCTTATTAAGTGGATCAAGTTCTTCCAGTTGATTGATGTAATGTTTTGAAATGTTTGGATTGTCAGTCACCAGTGATTGAATGAATGCTTTGTTTTTGTCCATTGTTCCATTTTCAAATGGTTTCCAGAACTGACTGAACACCCAGCCCTTTGACGGATTGCAAGTGATCAATGTTTTTGGAATCAAATCATTTTCATCAAGTTTGTATCTGATCCGACTTTGTAGAATAGCAAATGCAGTTTGTGTGATTTCAGATGCTTCATCAATAAAACAACCAGAAATTTCAAGTGATCCAAGTGAACTGAATTCTGGATCTGATGGCATTTGAAACAAGTCTTTCAAAAGAATGACTGATCCAGATTGATGAAATAAAATTGAAGATGTTGTTTGATTGTAGGTGTAATCTTTTCCAGCATCAAGACCTTGAAGTTTGCAAACCTCAAAAAATGAAACCAGTGTTGTTTCTTTCAAAGTTTTCAATCTTGATCTTCCAATGCACCATCTGGTGTTCGGATATTTCAAACACTGCTTGATGATGTAATACACACCCAGCATTGATTTGCCACCACCAGCACCACCACCATAGCAAATGACATTGTGTGTGTTGTCTTCTAGCAGATCAATTGCTTGTGTCTGTTTCAATGATAGGTGCATTCAGATATGTTTTTGTTTCTTGAAACAATACTGGTGAACCATCTGATCCAGTCAATTCTTGTCTTTCGACATAGCCACGAATCTTTCCTTTTGTTTTCAAAAAGAAAATGATTGCAGTTGAATTTCCATCTTTGATCAGTTTCCAGAGTTCTGCTTCACAAATATCAATTGCCATGTTTGAAATGTCTTCAACTTCTTTCTTGAAGTCTTCATCACTTTCCATGTATCGATAAAATGTTGACCTTGAACAACCAGTGAAATGACATGCAAGTGTGACATTTCCCATGTTTGATCGCATTGAATCAAGCAATGTGTCCTTTGTCACTTCAGTTCTTTTCTGATCCTTTTTTTTAGTGTGTCCCATTTTGTTCCAATTAGGTTTTCACAAAAATAGAAATTTAATTCAAAAAAGTTTGATTGTTTGAAAGTATTTGTCAACCTTTAGATGTTGAAACCACCAAGTGATGCAATTGGAACATTCAATGCTTCAATGATTGCAAATTCAAATACTTTTGATTTGTTGTCATAGCCAAGAACATCACCCCAGTTTTCACAAAGTAGTTCCCATGCTTCAAATGTTTCTTCAGACACCTTCAAAGTGATCACATGCTTGAATGATTCATTCAGTTCGTGATCTTGCTTCAGATCGTCTTGTTTGTTGTTCAAATGGTCTTCAATTGATTTGTATTTGTCCAGATCATTCATTGTGTTTGATTTTTGTTTGTAATTAAGAAACCGACTGCATCAAAAAAGACACAATCGGTTTCACCTAAAAAAACCACGATCATTTCAGACCGATGGAAAACAATCGCAAGATTGTATTTTTTTACTTCTTCTTTTTCGAAGTTTTTGTCATTTCTTTTGGATTCATTGGAATGATGTTTCCATTGTTGAATTCTTTCTTCAGTTTTTCATCAGATGGTTCTGGTGCATCTTGTTTGTCTTTTGCCATTGCATCTTGCATCTTTTGCATTTGTTCTTGACGAAGTTTTGAAAGTCTGATGATCTGATCAAGTCTTTTCAATTCTAATTTGATGAAAGTGATTCCAATGTTTTCTTCACCATGTTTTTTCTTGTATGTTTCAAACATGTTGACACAACCTTCTTTTTGTTCGTCACTTTTACAAGACCATATTGCTTGAATGATTTCGAAACATTCATCTTCAGCAGTCATTGTTGATTTCAAGACTTTGTTTTTGTCTTCTAGTTTTTTGATGTTTTTCATCAGTTTTTCATTTTGATCTTTTGCCATTTTTTTTGATTTTAGAATTTAAGATTGATTTGTTTTTGTTTTAGAAATTTTTCCATGCATCTTCACCAGTTCCACCACATGTTTCACATGTTTCTGATTCATCACCACAATGTTCATTGCATTCTGGACAAAGATCTGAATCGTTTCCATGAATGTTGATTCCACAACAAGTCATGTTGACTTTTCCTTCACCATCACATGATTCACATGTTTCTTTTTTATCGATTCTATTTTTCATTTTAGAATTGTATTTGTATTGATTTTTCTTTGATGTCGATTTCAACATGATTCACATGAAACATTGAATCAACATTTCTTTGGTCGTTTGTTTCGATTTCGTATTCTGAAATCAATTTGTTCAACTGATCTTCTTTGACTTCAACTTCATGATGCTGATCGTCATTGTCGTAATATGTCACAACCATTGAATCAGTGAATGAAACTTTTGTTGCAAATGCACCAATTGATTTGACACCCCATGATCGTGTTTCCATGAAGAATGTCCATTCAACATCAATTGTGATTTCAGTGTCATCAATTTGAATTTCTGGTGAAAGATTCATTTCATTGATGAACCATTCATTGAAACCGAAAAGATCGACATCAAATTTTTCACTTGTGTTTTTTGATTTGAAATTTTCTGACATCATGACACATCGAATTCTGATTGTGAACACTTGAATTCTGGATCAAGATCTGAACTTTGCAATTCATGAAGTTTTTCCATTTGTCGATTGAAGTCTTCAAACTTTGTTTTTTGATTGAAGAAAGTTCCGAAAATATCATTGAAGTCATTCCAGTTCTTGAATTTGTATTCAAATCCAGAATCATATTTCACAACAATTTTGTAGAAGTTTGTCTTCCAGTTTCCATGACCATGATCATCAACTGCAACCCACCAGTCAATTTCATTGAAACCCCATGTTTTCGGTTGATTGAATGTGGTTCTGAATGCTTCAATCATTTTGTTCCATTCTAATGATTCAAATGATCTGTTTGCAAGTTCATGTTCTTTTTGATCTACAACTTGAAGAAGTGTGATCTGATCGTCTTTGATCTTGATTTTTAATGTCTGATCCATCAGTCAATTTGTTTTATAAGTTCATGAATGTATTGAATTTTTTCAAGATTTGTCGATATGATATTTTTGTATTTTTCAATTTGGACATTCAACAAATGATGTGAATCGTGATTCGGTTCGATGCTTGTTGTTAAATTTTGAGCCAAAAAAAGTTCATCATTTGCAATTGCACTTTTCCATGCACTTCTTGTTGTTTTTACAATTTGAACTTTCAGTTCTTGTTCTTTTTTCAAGAAATTAAGTATTTCATTTTTTGTTTCCATTTTTTTGTTTTTTTAGGTATTAGAAAAAGACCGACCACCGAAGTGATCGATCATGTTTTTTTGTTTTTTAGAAATCTAATCCAAGAAGATCAAGTGCTTTCAATTCTTGTTTGAATGTTCTGATCACTGATCCGTTTCCTTGATTGAATCGGTGATCGAAAAATGCATGTGGTGAATTTGTCAATTTGTCTTCTGAAAACCAGAACCAGACATTTCCGTTTGCAGTGAATCCAAAAAAGTCTGAATGTGGATTGTTTCTTGTGTCTTCTGCTTTGATGAAATCTGATTTGAATCCTTTGTTTTCGATTGCTTGTTTTACTTCAATAATTGTTGCCATGTTTTCTTTTTTTTTAGGTTGTCCGAAACATTGTGTTTCTTTCATGGTGTAAAGATAAAACATTTTTTCATTCCACAATGGACAAATCAAAAAAACTTTCATTTTTCTTCACTTTACTAGATAAGAACACAAACAAAATTTCTTGATATTTCGTCAAAATTTCTTTCATTTTACACATTTTCGTTCAAATATTCAGTGATCAAATCGATTGTTTCTTGAAATCCATGTGTGCATCTTGCACAATAACCCCTTGCATTCAAGTCTTCAATCCATTGTTTCTGGTGTGGTGACATTCGTCCCTTTTCAGTTTTCAATTCAATTGCAAGTCCATTGTGTTTCATTGTGCAGTGATACAAGAAAAGATCTGGAAACCCTTTGACATATCCAGATGCTTTCATTTTCTTTGCAACTGAAAGTGAAGTTCGCATTCCACCAGCACTTGCACAATAGCGAATTTCTGGAAAGTTTGATTTGATCCAGTTCACCACTGCAATTTGTATTTTCAATTCATCTTGTCTGTTTTTCATCTGATAACTATTTTTTCAAGATCGACATTTTTTTCTTTCATTCTTTCAAATGATACTTTCATGATCAGATTTGTGATCATGTCTGATGAACGATCTTTTTTCATCAGTGAGCCGATTCCATTCATGTTTCGGTTCTTTTTGACAACCTTTGTTGATTTCATTGTTTTCATATACTGAAGAACATTTTGATCTTTATCATACCAGAAACCATGTTTTTTCAATTCGTTTGAAATAAGTGATCCAAAGTCTTTGATCTTGACAAATTGATTTGTTTGAACAAAAGTTTTGTATGGTTCAATCAAATTTTCTTTGATGAATTCATTGTGAATTCGATTTTTTTCTTCTTGTGAAATTTCTTTTTTGACTTCTTCTTTTTCCTTTCTGATTCTGGTTCTGGTGTGTGATGGATCAATTCGTCCCCACCGATCATCTGTTTTTCTGTTTTTCTGAACTTGTATTTTTGACCAGTTCAAGAAATGTGTTTTTTGTTCACGAACTGATTTGAATGAATCTTCTTTCAATTTTTGTTCTGAAATGAATTCTTTCAAAAGTTGATCAATCCAGAACATAGACAATTTCAAATGTCTTGCAGAATGTTCCAACCATGTTTGATTGTTTTTCAATTCATCAATTTCAATACAAACTGAACCACTTTGAATGTCATGAATCTTTTTTTGTTCTTTCAAATCTAAATTCAAAAAATTCTTTTTATTTATTTTTTCTTTTATTTTAGATGAATTAATATCTGTTTTTATATCTGTATTATTATGTTGTAAATTTTCAATGATGCTGCTTTCAACCTTTTCTTGTTGCAGACTTTCGGTTTTCTTGTATGCAGATTCACAAATTTTCAAAACTCGTCTTCTTCCATCAAAAGAAACTTGTTCCACAAACCCCAGTTTTTTCAACTTTGAAATTGCAGATGAAATTGTTGTTTTTGTGACATCAAGAAAGTCAGCAAAATAGTCATTCGATGCAAAGCAACCATTCTGATTGTCAAGTGATTCGATTTCGACCAGAAGAATTTTTTCCAGCCATGAAAGTTGTTTGTTCAGATAAACATCTTTAGGAATCCAGACACCCAGAAAGTTCCGATCCTTTTGTTTTTTGTTTTCCATGATTTGTTTTTTTAGGTTTTCGAATTTTTTGTATGCTCAAAAATAAACATTTTTTTCACTTAATGCATTCAAGACTTTATTTTTTACAAACAAAAGAAGATCTGACTGGAAATTTTATCCCAATTTTTCATGAATTTTTTTCAAGTAATTGCCGAACCAGCCAGATCTTTTCAGAATTTAGAATGGAACATCATCATCACTTGTGTGGAATGTTGATCCAGATCCACTTGATCCTTGTTTTTCTTTTGGAACAAATGTGTTCAGTTCAGCATAGTGTGAAATTCCAT